ACTGGAGTTCATACGCTGGCTCTCCCGATCGCCTGCAGGGCATGCAGCTTACCGTGGATCTCGCCGATTTCCTTGCCGTGCTCCCGCTCATCGGCTGCATAGGTCGGCACGAAGGGCGTGGCCGGCGGCGGCTCGGACGCTGCCGGCGGCCCAGAGGCCGTCCCTTCTGCAGCAGCTGCCACGGCGGCGGCAGCCGCTGCGTCAGGCTGCGCCGCACCGGCCGCTGGGGCGGCTGCTACTGGGGCAGCTGAGCCTTCGGCCGCCGGCGTGGCGGTTGCGGTGGCGGCTGCCGGCGCATCGGTGCTGCCGGTTCCTGCGGCGGCATCGTCAGGGGCGGCACCGTCAGCGCTGGCCAGCGCGGCGCGCTCGCCCTCGGTCATTTCCAGTTCGTTCGCGGCCAGCGAATGCTGGCCCGCGTTGTCAGGCTGCTGCATGAGCGGTTTCCTCGGGGGTCTGTTGGGTGCTCAGGAGGCGGTCGGCCGCCGGAGCGAGGGGGAGCAGGATCTCGATCAGCTCGGCAACGTTGAGCGCGTCACCCTTGGTCTTGATCTGCAAAGCCTTGGCCTTGGCCATGATCTCTTCGCGCTTGGCCTCGTCCAGTCCGACTTTGGCCATGCGCTCGCGTAGGGCGACCTCGCGGTCCTGGGCTTCCTGCTGCTGACGCGCCTGCGCCTCGGGGCTGTCGACGTCCTGGTCGTTGTCCGACTGGCCGGTGATCTTGCGGATGCGCTGCACCACCTCGTCCTTGCCCGGCATGTCGATCATGTCGAAGGCCAGATCCAGCAGCTGGATGGACATCTCCGGTGGCAGCTTGCCCAGCATGTCGAAGAACTGCTCGGCGAAGGCCTGACGCATCGATTCGCGGAAGTCCTGCTGGTCGACAATGAAGTCGGCCTGGTTGCGACTGATGTCGTTGTCGACGACCCAGACGTTTTTGAGCGTGTCCAGGCGCAGCTGGTTGATCACGCGCCAGTCCAGGCCCTTGCGCTCGCCAACGATGCGGAACTGCCGTTCCTCGGTCATGAACTGCTCGGTGAGCGACAGCTGCTTTTCGCCGCTGAGCTGGATGCCTAGGCGGTAGTTGTCGAACAGCTCCGCGGTGCTCACGGCACCTTCCTGCTGCTTGGCCAAGATCGACCGGCCGCTGGCCGCGTTGGTTTCACGTCCCAGCAGTTCGCGATTCACACCGGAGCCGTCATGGATGTGCGCCGCGTCCAGCTCCAGCAGCTTGATCTGAGCCTCGGCCACATCGAGGTTGCGCTCCACCTTGATCCTAGCCAAACCGCCATTCTTCAGGGGGATGGCACCATTGGGCTTGGCGATCTCGCGCTTCACTTCGTCGACGCGATCCTCGTCGATGGCACCTTCCTCGTAGAACAGCTGGTTGGTGCTCAGCGCCCAGAGCAGCTTGCTCATGCGCTTATTCAGGTCTTCCTGCGAGTCGCGCACGCCGCGGACCAGGCCGTACTCCATGCCATCGCGGTTACGCCGATAGCACCAGTACGGGGTGTAGGGGAACCGCCCGTGGCGGAACGGGCTGCGTTTGAGCTGCAGCAGGCCGCCCTCGGTGAAGATCGCACACCACATTTCCTCAACCACGGCATCGGACAGCGAGTAGACCGGCGCGGCCTGGCTCTTCATCGCTGCCAACGCTGCCTGGTGCTCGGGGTTGTTCGGGTCGAAGCGATCGCCCCGGAACTCGCCGCCCCAAAGGCGCTTGTGCGCGACCGGGCGTTTGAACCAGCACTCGATCAGGCGCACCCGCAAGCGACACCGGCTGTCCAGGGAGGCCCTGCCGGTGATGCGCCGGCCGGTCACGGTATGGCCGCGGCTGTCGTAACGGCGGAAGACCTGGGGCAGGTCCAGCTCTTCGTCGAAGGCGCCGTTGTCGCCGTCGTAGTGGTCCTGGGCCGCCCGATTCACGAGCTCGATGCGATCGGGGAACATCGCCTCCGCATAGTCGAGGTCGGCAAACTTCTCTCGCAGCAGGAAGCGGCAGTCGCTCAGGTCCAATGCGCGGCTGACCGGATCCCGGCGCATCTGCCGCCAGGGGATGTGGCCAACCATCACCGGCTCGTCCGCGCGGTCGGTCCGGATCGATTCCTCGGTCCAGCCGCACCCGGCGATCGCAGCGTCCTTGAAGGCCTGGCTGCGCGCCCAGGGCACGCGGTTGGTGTCGCTGAGGTACTTCATCAGCTCCGACTTCACCGCGGCAATGTCGACGTCGTCCTCGGCGCGGGGGTGCACCACGCCATCGATTCGGGTGCGTCGCTCCGTGCCGATGACCCAGTCGATGGCCATCTTGATCTTGTTGTAGGTCAGCGGGGCCTGGTGCCGGGCTGCCAGAACAGCACGGTCTTCCTCCGACCACTGGATGTGGTCATAGAAGTCGTAGTCGAGCATCTGCTCGATGCGGTTGTCGTAGAACGCATCGAGGGCCGTGTACCAGTAGTCCAGTACCTTCGCGTGGAGCCGCCGATTCTCCAGGCTGTCGAGCGGATGGGCCGCCACGTCCGGCGGCGCCGCGGTGGCCACGTCTGCAGCACCGGGATCGTAGGCCGGCTCGCTGCGCAAGTTCTCGATCGTCTGCATCAGTTCACCTTCTGCCCGTTGATCTTGATCTGGATCCCCATCCGGGCCATCTCGCCGAGCCACTGCTCCCGGGTCTGCTCCGCCGGCGGCCGCAGGTTCTTCACGTCCTCGCAGAATTCGAGGATGGCGTCGTGGATGCGGTGGCGGTAGGCCGGCACGTCAAGGCCGTAGAGCGCGACCGAGGCGTTCTGCAGACGGGCGACCATGTCGCCGATGTGGTGATGCCGACCGCGGTCCTTGTCTTCCGGCCGGAAGATCCAGAAGTCGCGGAACGGCACCACGTAAGCCGGGCTGCCGTAGGCGATCATGCCAGTCACCGGGTTCATTCCCTCGACCCGGCGGTTCTCATTGCGGATGTACAGGGCCGCGTCGTCGTCGCCATCGCGCACGATGTGGGTCAGGTAGAGGGTGAGATCCCCCTTCTTGCCACACCACACGAAGCCATCCGGGGCGAGCTCGACCTCCGCGCTCATGCCTCAGCTCCCAGCAGCTCCAGCGCTGCATTCAGCTCTTCCGTTACCGCCGCTGCTGCCTGGTCCGGTGTCAGGACGTGGTCCTCGACCAGGCTGCCGTGGTTCTCGCCGCCTGGCAGATACCGCGCATACGCGCGGGCCTGCTGCAGGTGGATGGCCAGCTGCTCGACATCACGCTCTTCCACGTCAGTTCGCCTTCCTGCCGAGATCCGCCTGGATCTGCGCGGCGATCGCCGGATGCGTGTTGGCAACGTCCTGGGCAATGCGCTGCAGGACGGTCCGAGCGGTGAGCTCGCTCAGCTCGTGGCTGCCACGGTAGTCGACCATCGTGTCGCCTTCCGGCGATCGCAACATGAAAGCAACGCTTACCAGTTGCCCTTCATCTGCTGCGGCCACCAGCATCGACAGCAGGTCGACCAGCTCGACCGTGGTGGGCCTATTCCGCTCGCGCGGGGAAACGTTCATGCGGTTCTCCAGTTGTCGTTGGCCATGCCGCGCGACTCGCCGACACGGCGGCCGCTGCTGCTGACGTAGCCCTGAGCCGCCTGCCGGATCGCGTCGCAGGGGTTGCTGGCCCAGTTGTGGAATGGGAGGTCGGAGTACGTCTCCGTTTTTTCGTTCCAGACCTTGGTGTAGCGGCGCAGCGCCTCCAGCCCGCCGCGGCCCTCGCCCGCCTTCGGCGGACCGCAACGGACCCTGTCGAACCTGCAGCGCGGCAGCATGTTGCGGACCATGTCGATGCCCTCGGTGATGTCGTTGATCCGGGGCACTACGACAATGGGCTTGACCCCCAGCTTTCCGGCGACCTGCACCCGGTTCTCGTTGGCTGACCAGTCCTCGTTGGCGCCGTCGTGCGGCCAGTAGTGCTTGCCATACAGGTAGCCCCGCTCCTTCAGCACCTTGGCGTAGTGCGCAACGCCGAAGCCAGAGTTCTCGTAGAAGTCGACGAAATCCAGCCAGGGGCCGTTCTCCTGCATGAACCAGATGCTCGTCGCATCACTGCGCCCGATGTCCCAGAAGGTGTGGATGGGCACCTGCGGGTTGATTGGGAGATCGGTGATACGCCCGCTGCTGTCCGCGGCAGCCATTTCCTTGCCGTAGTACGCACCTTCGGTGCTCGCCTGGAAGGCCTCTTCCGGCGTGCTGGGGTGCTCCCGCTTCATCTTGTCACGCTGCTCGGCCGCCTTCTTGACGTACCAGGCCTTCTGCTCAGGCCGCAGCGCGTAGTTCATCTCCGCCTCGACCTTGGCGAAGTAGGCCTCGTCCTCGGCGGTGAGCGTGACACCGTCCGGATCGAGCTCGTTGATGGGATCCCGGAACCACGGATAGAAGTGGAAACGGTAGTCCATCGCCGTCAGCTTGGCCGTGCCGGCGCGGATCTGCCGGTCCAGCTCGATCGCCGTCTGGCAGCGCTCGTAGAAGTCGCCGGCGGCGCCATAGGCGGTCGACTCGATCACCACGATGTTGCCGGAGGCGATCGCGTTCAGTGCGCCCGAAGCCACCTCCCCTGCCCGCTCCGGGTACATGGCGCACATCGGTCCGTACTCGGAGATATGCAGGAAGGTCAGCGTGCCGCCACGGTGCGACACCGAGACCTCGATGCTGGAGCCGTTGGCCAGCTCCAGGACACCGTCGCGCATGTCGCGCCGGACTGCCGGCCGGATCTTCTTCAGCCAGTCCGGCAGGTTGTCGTAGGCGTACAGCACCTTGCTGCGGAAGAACTTGGCGGCATCGCCTGCGGTATGAGCGACCACACCGGCCTTGGTGTTCTTCTTGAACAGCGCCATGTCCAGGGCGCGGATACAGGCCCAGGTCGTGATGCCGTGCTGGCGCGACTTCAGCGCCAGATTCAACGTGTGCAGGTTGTCATCGAGGTCGGCCTGCACCTCATTCAGCTTGAACTGCACCCGCCGACCGAACTTGTCGGTGATGTAGTACAGGTTGTTCAGCCGCCACCACCGATCCCCCAGCTTCTCAATGATCCTGCTGGCGTCCTGGTCGCTCAGTTCTTCCACGGCCTACTTGCTCCGTGACGCCGACGGCCCGGGGCCGGTATCGGATCCGTCGATCAGATCCATCACGTCGCCCAGGATCCGTGTCTGGGTTTCGATCGGGCCGCCATCCTTGCCGGTGTGCTCGACCTTCTTGGCGAACATCCCGAAGTGCGTGCCGAGGGTCTTCACCGCGTCCAGACGGCTCACCAGCTTGATCTTCTTGGTCAGGCCCACCGCACGGCGTTCGTCGCCGCGCCCCTCCCACTCTTCGAACACCTCAACGCCCTGGACGAGGCTGGCCTCTTCGACCGTGAGCTCACTCATCGGCTTGAGGTTGCCGTGCTGGTCGAACAGGGTGCGGATGTCGCCCAGCGCCATGAACGCAAGCCGGGCCAACACCGCCTCCTGATCGACCCGCTGCGACAGCAGCAGCTCTTCCTTCCGGCCGGCCAGGTAGGCCTGCACCTTGGCGTTGGCCAGCAGCCTCGCGGCAGCGGCGCTGGCCGCAGCGCCGGTGGCCTTGTAACCGGCACGCATGTAAGCGGCGGTGCCATTGAAGTCGACCAGGTACTCGTCCGCGAACCGCCGTTGCTGGTCCTGCAGGCCCGTCGCCGGGTCGATCTTTCCGGCCACTGGCTGGGTTCCTCTCAGATTGATCAAAGTTGAGCAGTGGGGCCGTCACCAGCCTCCATTGGGAGCTCCACACGCGCCGGCCATGGGAATGTTTCAGGCTGCGGCAGAAGCGGACGCACCTGCTCCCAGGTCTCGATGCCGGCAGGCGGTGCAAGTACAAGCTGCTCCAGCCGCTGGTTCACTGCATCGCGCCAAGCAACCAGCGCCCGCGCTTCCAAGCGGTACCGCTCCACGCCGCTATTGAAGTAGCTGGCGCAGTTCGCCAGGTCATCGTATCCGCGCGCCTTCACCTCGGAATTCATCCATGCAAACGCCGCTTCGCGGATTGCCCGGAAGTGCTCCGGCGAGTACAGCACGTACGCTGGCCCAATGGGCATGGGCCTGTTGCCCTCCTTCAGCCACTGCTGATACCGGTCCCACAGCCAGGTTCCCTCAGATATCCATGACTGGCGTTCGGGGCAGTAGACAACGGTGGGATCCGCGGTCAGTTGATACATGGTCAGATCTCCGCATCCGCAAAGCAGTAGCTTGCAACGGCAGAAGGAGCCCGCCCGTCCATGCTGAACCAAGTGGTGGACCCGCGCGGATTCAAAGTCGCCGGAGAAATCGAGTTGCCCAGCACAGTGAGAGTTGGAACGACGCGTTTGGGGACCTTGTAGTAGTAGGTCGAGTAGTAGGGCCCGTCGGCGTTGGCGATGAACCCAACTGGCTCACCATATCGATAGCACAGCAGCAGCTCCACCCCTGGCTCCCGTTTCTTGAAAGGCGTTGCCACCGCACCCGCTTCCCACTTCATCTGCCCGAAGTAGAGCGAACCAGTCTGCAAGCCCAGACCGGCAGTACGTCCACTGAAATCCGAGCCAGCGGTTGTCCAGATGGCAACCACGGCTGCACTGCCCACCCCTGCAGTCTTTCCGGCGACGGACGGAAGCGTAACGGTCTTGGTTATGATGTTCAGGCCGGCGGCTAGAGTGAAAACCTCTGGAGCAATCCCCAGCAAAAATCCCGAGCCACCTGCTCCAAACGTCTGCACAAACTCGACGGCGATTTTCCGCCCTGCTGCACCAGGATTGAACACCCTGAAACTCAGCGTGGATGGCACGCCCGCGAATGTACGGCAGTCTTCCACGCGTTGTTCGAACACTTGATGTGCGCTGCTGGCACTGCTGTTCCCAGTGAGAGTGACGATGAGGTTGCTTTCACTGCCCGGAAAGTTGGTGTCGCCAGGCAACAAGGTGTTCTTTGCAAGGGTCTGGCCCGATACACCCCCCTGCTGCATGAACCAGCGATCAGGGCCGTACACCGCTGTGGTCGCGAAGGATGTTCCCCTCTGCCAAACGTCGAAATCGCCGTTTATCAGCCGGTTGCCGCCTGCATAGCCCTCTGTGAGCAGCCCGGACAACGTGTCACCGACCGACAGCTCTTCGATCCGTCCAGTAGCCTGGTTGAGAATGAGCGGCGTTTGAATCGTCATCCGGTCGTCGCCTGCACTTCGAATGTTCCACCGGCCCTGATCCCAATCGTGAGCGTGAACGTGGTCGACAGAGGCAAGGAAACAATGCCGCCGCTACGCAGACCAACGGGCAGATAGAGCGGAACACCTATCAGGATGTCGCCGGCGGGAAGCTCCCTGGTGCGATTGCTCGCGTCGAGGACGAGCGGACGGCGCGCTGCCATATCAGGCCCTGACCACCGGGTTGCCGATTTCGGCGTTGATCTCGCCCACGTCGGTGGCCACGCCCAGAATCTGCAGGATGTGGCCCGCCGTCGTGGTGCCAGACGCCAGCGGTACAACGCCGCCCGGGGTGGTATGGCTCAGGACGTAGGTCGCGCCGGGGATCAGGCCCGAAAGCGAGCTGTTCGGCCCTTCGAAGTACACGGTAGCATCGCTGCCGATGGCGCCGACACCGGCGCGCACGAATCCATGGGCACGCTTGCCGGCGTTGGCGGCGCTGGCATCAGCCTTGCGCACCTTGGCAGTGCCGGCGTCGTCCCAGATGTTCACGTAGTCGCCGGCGGCCAGCACCTCGCTGGCCGGGTAGATCTTCGTGTCCGCGCCAATGCCAGCCGGCAGCAGCGAGTCGTCGAAGCGGCCATCCGGGCCGAGGGCCGCGATCTTGCCAGCGTCGGAAGCGCCCGCCGACGCGGTGACGCCCTCGACCTCAGTGGTGATGTTGTTCTTGAGCTGCAGGGTCTTGTCGGCCATGGGTTCAGATCCGCGCGATGGGTGAGTCGAAGTCGATCATCAGGGTGGTGGCGTTGAGCGCGCGGCCGACGCACAACAACCAGCCGGTGGCGCCAGGGTTTTGTGTCAGCCCTCCGTCGGCGCCGCACCACACCGCGCCGTCGCGCCAGGTCCAGCTGGCTTCCACGATCGTGCCGGCTAGGCGCACGGCGACTTCGCCGGTGTTGGCCGACTGCAGGGCGATGCCGATGCAGGCCAGCGCGTGCTCCAGCACCGCCGTGTCGGGGTGGTAGGCCTTGCCGTTGTCCAGGCGAACCACGCGGTGGCCATGGATCGGCTGGCCAACTGGATACGTCGCTTCTGGCGAGGTGCCGGCCGGTCCGGCCGGGCCCTGCGCGCCGCGCGCTGCAACCTCAACCGTCCGCGTGTCTGCCTGGATTACCTCGACCTGTGTCGGCCGGGCCGTCGCGACGATCGGCGTGCGGGGATCGCGGATGGCGACGGCACCGCGGCGCTCGACCACGATCACGCGGGCCGCGCCCTCGCTGGCTCGAATCACAGGCATCAGCGTGTCGTCTCGCCCTGGACAGTGACCTTGCCGGCCACCAGCGGGATCACGTACTCCGGATCCGCGCCTGCCGGCTTGAACAGCTCCAGGCTGTAGCAGTGCTTCACCTTGCGTGCGTTCGCCGGGTTCAGCACTTCGGTGGCCACCGCTGGCACGGTGATCGAGACCATCCCGACCAACGGATCGGCGATGACCAGCGAACCGTCCGAGGTACTGAGTTCCATGACCAGGGTGTTGGCCTCGGTCAGCCCGAACTGGCCCGCCAGCGTCCGCACCTGCATCCGCGCCTGGTAGCCGGTCAGATCGAACGGGCTCCCATCCGGGTTGGTGTAGGTGAAGTCGTCCTCCCACGTCGCGCCGCGCACGACCGTGAGGCTGAAGCTGGCGGGCGTCCGGCTCACAGGGTCAGCTGAGCATGCAGCTCGTTGATGATGTCCAAGGTGGCCGCCGCTGCGTCCCGCCGCTGGAAGAGGTCCTCAAGCAACGGCGAGGCACCGAGTGGCCGGCCCGTCGACGGTGCCGCGTCCGGCTTGCTCGCCGCCAGCACTGGCGCAAGACGCCGCGCAAGCTGCTCGACAGCGATGTGCAGCTCGTGCTGCGCCCGGGCCACGTCCTTCGTGGCGGATTCGATCGGGGTCTGCGGGTCTGCCAGTGCGCTTGTGCCGGCCTGCTGGTTCTGCATGTTGCTCTCCTATGGCGCCGGGATGGCGCTCAAAGCTGGATTACGTTCTTGGCGTCGAGCCGGCGCAGGCACTGTTCGCAGGCCTTCCGTCGCACGTCGCAGGTGCGGAGCTTGTCGGCCAGCTGGCCGACCACGTCCCCGCCGATGTTGTCCCAGGCGTCAGCGGCTGCCGGATCGGCCGTCACGCGCACGCCGGTGTCTTCGCCGGCGTCGACGCACGGGCGGAAGCACATCGCGTCGCATTGGGCCGGCACACGCTGCAGGTGCTGCGTGCAGCCGGCCAGCAGCACCAGTGCCGCGATCGGGAGAGCCTGGCACAGCCTCATGGCCTCAGCGCTGCGGCCAGTGCCAGCGGCCGGGATGGCTGCCAGATTCTTCGCTGGCCTCGTCGCGGCTGGTGACCCACAGCACGTCATTGCCGTCCAGCAACACCTGGGCGTTGACCTGGCCGTTCGGTTGGACCGCCACAACCAGGGCGGGTAGCACGTCGCCGGCCGCGGCCCTGTTGCCGACGTGCGCCTGGGCACCCACCGGCCAGGTGCTGTCCAGCAGCCGCTGCTGGATGGAGGGTCCATCGGTGCGGCGCGCGTTGATGCGCAGCGCGTCGGTGTCGCTCAGGGTGTAGTGGACGATCCGTCCGATCGAGGGCTTCTGGGTCACTTCGCGGTCCTGCTGGTCGGCCCGAGGGCCTGGTTGATGGCATCGACCCGGGCCTGACCCGGGGCGCAGTTGGCTGGCAGCGGCTGCGCTGCAGCTGCTGCTCGGTAGATGGTTCTGGTTCGCTCGCCGCGTGCGGCGATCACTTCGAGCCGCTGCAGCAGTTCGGCGCTGTCGGTCCGAGCTTGGCGCGCGATCCCCGCCGTCACATCCAGCGTGTCTTCGAGGGTGGCGGCGCGGGCCGCAGCCGCAGCCTCACGGCGATCGCCGTACTGCCTGACGTTGAGCCAGAGCGACATGGCCAGCAGGCCGGCCAGGATGGCCACCCACTTCCAGGCTGCCCACCAGGCACTGATCGCCGACCTGGTGATCACTGCAGGCGGCCTTGGCAGGTGGCCATTTCCCACTGCCGGCGATCGATGATGCCGCCGCACTTCGAACGCCACTGCGGCAGCGCGCAATCGCGCTTCACACCGTCGATCCTGACGAGCCGCCACTTCCACATTTCGGTGCATGCGGCCTGGCGCTCGCCGGCGTTGAGCCGCTTCGCCGCCGTGCTGGCACAGAAGGCCGGCGTGCCGATGTTGTAGGCAAAGTGGCCCCAGGCCTTGATCTCGTGGAACTCGAACTCGCCACGGACGCACTGGCCCATGTGGCCCAGCATGGTACGCACGTAGGCCGTCTCCAGCTTCGTGCACTCTTCGTCGGTGTAGCGCTTGCCCTTGACCACTGCCGGGCCCGTGATGCCGGCGCAGACGGTCAGGATGCCGGCCGAGTCGTAGTACGCCGTGTACCGGCGTCCCTCGTGGGCCGAATCGTTCGTGCCCAGGGCGGCCACCAAAGCGCCGATCAGCGCCAGCGGCGCGGCGGCAAAGCCGACGCGTCGCTTGGTGCTGAGCTTGGTGTCAGCCACGGCGGCGGATCCACGCCCAGAATCGCCTTGCGGTACCCATGCGGGCGGTCCACCAGGCCGACCAGTCACCCCAGTTCTTCACCATGACGGTGAACGTCTGGACGATGGTGAAGATTATCGTGCCGATCAGCGCCCAGTCGCTCAGGGTGTAGCCCGGCGAGTACGTCGCAGCGGTGACGCTCACGGCCGCCCCGATCTTCGAACCTGCGACCGCCAGGTCCGTTGTGATCTGCTCTTTGATGCTCACCGCGGTTCCCCCAATGAAAGGAGGCCGGCATGGCCCACCACTACCGCGGTTGCAAGGTCGCGCGGACACCAGCGGCGCGTCTCACGACGGCCCAAGTGCTGGCTTGAGTGGTGGCCATGACTACCGGCCGTTTGGTAGCGGGAGGTGGATTCGAACCACCGACCTCGTGGTTATGAGCCACGCGAGCTGCCGGACTGCTCTACCCCGCAAACAAGAAGGCCGCTGATCAACCAGCGGACTCCCACGTCCTGGTCAATCAACGGCCTTTGAATGGAGGCGCCCATAAGAACGCCCACTGTAGAAATTCAAACCTACTTTCGGTTCCCGAGGCAACTGCGGTTCCTCATGAGGAAGAAATCCTCCTCATGAGGAACAACTGAGGTCAGATATATGAACAAATCCAAGCAGCTTTGTTCCCCGGCGGCTTGCAGTAGGTGTCCAACCACAGACCGAGCATCGCAATTGCGCTGAGCACAATGATGATGAAAGAGACCATTGTTCCCCATGGCAGCCCCTGGGGTCTTTCTGCCTCAAACACGTCAAGAAAGCCGTCCACGAGGACGGTAATGGCAAACCCGATCATCACGATGGAGTACAAGGTCGCGCCGCTGTTCCCAGAGAAGCGGTCACATAGGTACGCGCTAACGGCAGCAATGGCCCACGCGATGGCAAGCCTGTTTCCCAGGATCAGAACCCAGTCAATCTTCATTCGCAACGCCCCCTAGCATGGCTGCCGGCCAATCGATTGCCAATGTCCAAAAGCTCATAACTGGCCCCACGGAATCAGAACGCGCTTCGAAGGTCGGAGTTTGGAAATCTCATTGCGAGTACGCGTCAGCACGGCTTCAAACTCCGTTGCGTTTAGCTTCCCCTCGACCGCAGCATAGAAGGCCTTGGTTACATCGATAGATCGCGTGCGCACAACTGTGGCGGCGTGCACCTCGCGATCCGTGGCCAAATCGTCGGCGACCGCGCCAAGCTGCCTGGGCTCCCAGTAACGAATGACGACAGCGCTATCAAGCTGTTCGATTTCAACTTGCTTCAAGACGCGTTGCGCGTCTCTAAGCAGCGAGTGAAACCGAGACGTCCGGCTTATCACCATGCCGGAGTAGTAGCCGGACAACAGCCCTGTGACTAGCCCAGTCCCGAGGCCGATCAAAATGTTCTCGCACAAAGGATCCATCCAGCGCCCCATTTGAAGAATTGTAGGGAAGCGGCCTGCCCCCCTAACAAACCTTAACAAATGTGATAATCCCGGCCAATACAGGGAGGGAGTCGCAATGGTTGAGACCGTACTGGGCATGACCGATCTGCAGATCAAATTGTTCACGGCGCTCGGCCAGATTCTTGTGGCCGTCGTTGTCGGCTTCATCGCCTATCGCCAGTGGCGAACCGCAAGGAGCAAGCTGCAGTTCGATCTCTTTGATCGCCGCCTCAAGGTATACGACGCGATAAAGTCGGTGGTTCTTCGATCGGTTCCATCCGATTGGCGTGCGAATGTCGAGCTGGAGATGTCCACCGCGCTGGCAGAACTGCGCTGGCTCTTCGGAAAGCCGGTCTACGATTTCGTTTGGAAGGAGATCTATGTGCCGCTGGTGGACCTTTCTGAAGCAAAGGCCACGATCGCCGAACCCGGACCGCTCAGCCAACCAGGGGTGAGAGAAGCGCGGGACGCTGCATCTGCGAGAGCGCGGGCCCTGCGGCGACAGTTGAGCGATTCGATGAAGGTGCTCGAGGAGATGATGTCCGAGTTCCTTACCCTCACCCATTGATCCCTGCTATGGGACGTCTCACGCACCCATGGCTCAGGCCGCGCAGACTCAACATGCGCAGCGGGCGCGTGGAGGTACAGCCTGCCCGCGGTACCGGTCCCTTGGAGCAAGGCGATTAGGGAAGCCGGTTATCAAGCCCGGCCCGCGTGATCGCGCTCGTCGGCACGGTCACGCGCGGGTTGCCCGAACCACAGCGCTTTGCGAAATCCCTCCCTGCCGCCATGAAGCGCTTCTTGCAGGACAGCGCTGGCGCACTTGTGGGCCTTGACGTAGTTGCCCTTGCGCATCTTGGCGGACTTGGCCAGGCCGGCGAACGGCTGGCGCCGCTCCGGCCACACCAGCTCGTGCGCCGCGTCATAGATCACCAGGCGAAGGCGCCAGCGATCGGCGGGCTTGCCGAGATCCAGAGGCCGCGGCCGCATTGCACGCACTTCCTTGGCCACCTGCCGATAGGCAGCGAGGGAGAGTCGTGCGATCGCGGCGGGGCCCATCCTCGTCGCTACGGCGAGCGCGGTGTGCTTCTCCAGCGGGTTGCGCATGTAGCCGACCGCGCCGGCGATGTCGCTGCTGCCCAGCGGCGCCAAGGTACTGCGCCCCTCCACTGGCATGCGGTAGCTCCCACCGACCAGCAGGCGCGACAGCAGCTCCAGCACATCGCCCTTGCCCTCGTCATCGAATCCATCCGGGGCTGCACCGCGGCGCCGCAGGCCTGCACCGTCGTCCGCCGCCGGCGGAAGAACCGGTGCACGGCGGCACCAAGCATCCAGCGCCGCCGCCAGGGCACCGGCAGGATCATGGCCAACGAACACGGCTGAGGATGCACCGCAGCTGCAGCACTGAATCTGTGCGCCGCGCGGGAACAGGCCGGTCGGGGCGGCGCCACAGCGGCCGCACTGGACTGGTGCGCTGCTGTCGAAGATGGCTCCGCGCGGCCCACAGTGCCGGCATTGGAGCTGCACGAGCTGCGACTCGCGACCAGGCCAGCACACCCTCGCCTTGCCGTTGCAATTGGCGCAGGACGGGATCTTCTTCCCCTTGAGGAACGCCACCTCGAGCTCGCGCGCGGCAGCGAGCGCGGTGGTACCGACTGCAGTTTCGTTCATGGCGTCTGTTCCAGGGTCTTCTTGGGATCCGCTGCAGCGCGCGCGGCGCGCGCATTGGCCAGCACCTGGGCATAGGCCTCGGGGTGCTGGTCCTCGAAAGCAGGGAGGGTGCCGCGGGCCCATTTCCCGCCGCCCAGTGGCTTCAGCCATCCGTCGGTCGCACAGAAGCGGCGCGGATCCACGCCATGGGCTCGGACACCCTTCGCCGTCGTGAAACCATCGAGCTCGAGATCGGCTAGCACCTTCAACGCGCCCACCTTCCAGGGCGTCAACTGCAGCGGCGAAGGCACACCTGCGGCCACTTTCGGCACAAACTCAGGCAGCTCACAGCGCTTTGTGGGGTTCCAGTCGAACCATGCTGTGGGACCCCACTCGCGGAGATCGCCGGATGCGCGGTCCCATGGGGCGGCCTGGTGCAGGCCATGCCGTTGCACTTCGCGCTGGATCTGCTGCCCGGGCTCCATCTTCCACCGGCCGATGCAGCTGTCCGGCACCAGGACCTGCACGCCCAGCGCATCGAGCATGCGTGCAATGCCGTAGTTTGCTGCCGTCGTACAGGGAACCAGCACCGCCCTGAAGTCCGGGCCCCGCTGGTGGGCGTTGCTCCAATGGGCCGGCAGGATCTGATCGGCCACCTTGGCGTTGAGCTGCAGCTTCGCCTCGATGCCGAGCTGGTGCCCGGTCGCCTTCCACACAGCGAGGATGTCGAAGCCGGCCGTCTCGGGGTATATCTCCCAGCCGCCAGCAGCGGCCAGGCAGTCGATCAGGCAGGTGCATAGGGCAGCCTCGGTTGGGAACCGCGCCTTCAGCTCCGCAGGATTCATTGGCCCTTCCTCTTGAATGCCTTGGCCATGCCGTCGTACTTGACGACGTCGGCGACCAGTTGCGAGTCCTGAGCAGCCCGGGCGGCGCGCTCAGCCTCGCAGGCCGGTACCGGAAGCGCGCGGAGCTCCGCAAGCCGGGCACGGGCCTGGTTGACCTTGTCCTCAGCCCAGAGCGCCTTGGTCGCAAATGGCCGGTCCTTCGCGGGGCGGCCCACCTTGGGCGGCCCGCCCGCCGAGCAGCGCCGTTCGATCTCGCGCAGCAGGTCCGTGGTGGCCACCGCACTGAGGTCGACGCTAGTACCGATTCCGCGGCCGCTGGGTCTCCAACCGCTCATGCCAGCAGCACCTTGATCGGATAGTGGTGCTCGACCTCGCGCTTCTTGATGCGGAACTCCTTCGTCTCCCGCCCCTTCACGTCCACGAAGTCGACATTCCCATCGCGCAGGAACACCAGGAAGTCCAGGACGTACCTGGTCCCGCCGGGCAGATGGATCGGCACCTGACGCAGCCAGAAATGCACCTCGCCGGCCTGCTGCCGCAGTTTCAGCTGCTCGTAGTAGCGCGCCTCGCGCTTTGAGTCGAAGCGGATCCCGTCCACCGTGGTGATCACGTTGCCGTACTTCGGCCGCTTCTCCATCGGTGCACGCACCTGGTGCTCGGCCGGCCCCCGCGTAGGTGCAGCCTGGCCAGCCTTGTGCACCAGCTGCTGCATGCCCTGCGGCATGTCCTCAATCCGGTTGTATCGGAGCCCGCGGCTGCTCATTGGCCACCGTCCTGCGGCAAGCCGAGCAGCCGTGCAGCGCGCGCTTCGAACGCCTCCAGCTGGTTTCGAACCCGGAGCTCGAACGCCGCATGTTCCTTTGTCACGTCCGCCAGGAGCGCGGCGCACTCGGCCTGCAGGAATGCCAGGCGCTGATCAATGGTGATCTGGCGGAACTGCGTACCCTGCCCCGCCATCGGTGACGCGGCAGCCAATGCGGCCGTGCTCCTGCCCGGGGCCGACGGCTGCAGGACCCGCGCCTGGCCTGCTGCGACCGACCAGGTCGGTTCGGCACGCCCATAACGGCGATTGGCCCTGTCTTCGCCCTGGGTGACCAGCTGCTCGCCGAGCATGCCGCGCAGAATCCCGGCCACGGCGGCTGGGGTGATCGCCGCGCATTCCCTGGGGTGGCCCATGGCCAGCGCCAGGGTAGTCATGCCCTCGTGCACTTCGGAGGCCGTCATCGGCTCGCTGGCCTGCTGCAGGGCGTACAGCACCTGCGACCGGTGGTAGCTGCGCAGTTGCTCCTGGTCGATCATCGATCCAGCCCTGCCGCTGCCATCTTGCCCGTCGCCGGCGGATGGTCGTCGTTGCCTGGCTCTGCAGATCCCTTGCCGAAGATCTCCGCGATCTCGCGCTCAGCACGGCGGAGTGCTTCAGGGCTGGCCGGTACCGGCGTGGCCACAGCGGCCTGGCCGATGACCGCCACCGGCTCGTCCGGCAGGCTACCGCCGCGCATCACGTATTCGCGTGCCTGGTCGTAGGCCTCCCGCAACAGGCGATCGCCCTTGTCGGCGCTCGAGGTTCGGTAGCGGTGGCCGTCCAGGTACTGCCACACCAGACGCGTGAAGCCGTCCTGGCGGCCGGTGTCGTTGCGGACAGCGGCGAAGCTCGGCACACCCAGGCAGCGCAGCCGGAATTCCGGCAGTGTCGGTGGCCACGGATCAGCCGAGGCGATGCTCGAGCCCAGGCCTGCTGCCAGCTGCTCACCGGTGAGCCCGGCAAGCCCCTTCGCCCACGTCGCGGCAGCACCGCCGCTGGGATCCTCGCCGTAGGCGCTGGTCCAGCGGTAGCCGTAGATCTCAGCCATGCGCACCCACAGCGTTCGCGTAGCCCGGGCCGTCAAGGGCGCCTGCTGTGCCGGCGGCGGCGTCTGCCTCTGCAGCGGCGTCACGGAGCTCGTCTTCTTCTGCTCGACGTCGAACTCGTTCGGCAGCAGAGCCTGAATTGTTGGCATGGTCGGTCCCCTCGGGTTTCGGTGTTACGGGCAGTGCCAGGCCTGCAGCCATCGTCTGGCGCAGGGAGCGGTTGAGGTCGTGGCCGTCGGCCGTGAGCTGGCGGAAGCGCGGCTGCAGTTCCAGCCAGCTGCTGATCGTCATCGGCTTCCCCAGCGCACGGCGGTGCCGCACGAACCTGGCCAGGACTTGCGGGTCCAAACCCGGCGGCAAACGGGGGATGCCGATCAGCTCGCGCTTGACCTCGTCGTCGCTGAGCTGCGGCATCACCGCTTCGTCGTCGCGCGCCTGCGCGTTTGACGATTCAATGACCTTTACTGACCTTTCATGACCTTTAGGGTCCGTCTCGCGGACCGGTTGAGTACGCGAGACGGACCGGTCAGGTCCGCCAGACGTACCGGTCGAGTTCGCGAGACGTACCGGTCGTTCTTGCGCACCGGTACTTCCCGCGTACCGGTCGGAGCCTTCAGTCTCTTCCAACCCGTCCGTGTCGCGTACCGGTTCGGCATCCGTACCGGTGTGCGTGGAGGACCGGTCAGCACCTTCGCCGCTTTCAGACCGGTCCGTCTGGCGAACCGGTTTAGATGCGCGCCGCGGCTTCGACGCGAATGCTTTCTTGTCCAGACGGCTGAGGTTGAGGCTGTATCGGTTGCTGTACTTGGTGCCGCCGGCGTCACTGCCGCCGCGGCGAATGGTTAGCACCTGGTTGTCTTCCAGCCACGCGATCGCGCTGAGCAGTGCTGTCTTGCTCAGGCAGGTCTTCTCGATCAGCGTGGTGAAGCCCGGGAAGGCCATGCCGAAGTCGTCTGCGTGCCACGCGATCGCCATCAGCACCGCCTTCGCGGGCGGCGGCATCTGCAGTGGCCAGCAGAGCTCCGTGATTTTGTTGCTCATTGCGCCGGCCTATCCCGTTACGGGCAGCCCACGCTTTGGACGGCGTTGCCCCTGGTGGGCGCGCTCCAATCGCTAGGGCTGGTGCTGAACTGCGCGCGACCCTGTCCATGGATGGCACCTGGACGCGGCTCCGGCGCGGGCGTGTTGAGGCGTTCCAGCTGGCTGGCGGCGCGCTCCACGGCGGCTGCACACTGCGCCTGGACGTCTAGCAGCTGCTGCATCAGCTCCTGCCGGCGGTGCTCGGTGGGGATCGGGCGGACCTCGTAGCCGAGATCTGCGGCCATGGCCAGGAAGAGCTGGTGGCGGCCGAAGCGGCGCATCAGCGCCCACAGCTCGCCGATCTTGAAGAACTCGGCCTTGTTCGGGTTGAGGCAGCTGTTGAACTTGGCTACAGCGCTGGTCCAGTCCTTCAGCTTCTCCTGGTCCCAGAAGCCGTTGTCCAGAAGGAATTGGATCATCGCGTTGCGGGTGTGTGCGTCGACATCGCACGTGGCCTTCAGGGCCGCCAGTGCGTCCTGCAGCCAGGTTTCATCGATCCAGGGCATGGGAGTCCTCGGTAGTAAGGGCGGGTCCTCCGGCTGGCAGAATGGGGGTGCGAACCAACCAGCCCACCCACCGGAGAGACCCATGAATCTGCTTGTGGAACAAGAGCTACGTCGACAGATCGCGTCATGCCAACAGCAGCTCAATCAACTGCGTTCGGAACTGGAAGTGACTGCAGGCAGCGCCTTGGCGACCACCATTGCTCTGCACGGTCTCATCGCGGCGCTGCCCGATCTCGACCTCGCCCAAAGAGCGCTCGAAACCGTTCGAAGAGACTTTTCAGGGGCATCCGATCCAGCCAGCGCGGAGCGCGCGATGGCGTTCGATCAGACCTTCGATGCTCTTCAGACGACAGTCGCTGGCAGGAAGGACATCGCGGCACGCCGAGATCGTGACCCTCAGCAAAACTGAACGCGTGGCCCGGCCTCCTGGTAGTGGCCGGGCCCTTCTTGTCGCCTTGGAATTCGCGCTTATTTGGCTCGTCGTTCATTCAACGCTCCCTTGGGATCAGGTAGGCATCGGCGTTCGGCCACTGGCAGAATTGGCGGTCATCTGAACAATTGGCGTCCCCCATGACCCCATCCGAACTTGAAGCCCGATTCGCCCAATACGACGAACGAATCGCCGCGTTGGAGGCTGAAAAGCAGGCGAACAGCTGGTTCACGCTGGCCGTCATTGGCAGTCATCCCGACACAGAGATGCTGCTGGAGGTAGTTCGCGCCGCCATCCAAACACTGCGCGGCAAAACCTCGCCCGAAGCCCCGGCCGGCGTGACCGCTGCAACCGTGCTTCGCCTGTTGGAGATCGAGCGTCAGATCCTGAAGGCGCAGCAGAGCCGACAGGAGCTGGCGGAAGCGGCGGAGGCGGCGGAGGCGGAGCGGCTGTTGGAACAGCAACGCGCTGGATCTGAGCAGGAACGCTAGAAGCTGGCTGCCGCTGCTCCAGCGCGCGCACCCGGCGCTCAAGCGCGCCGATGCGCTGCAGGGCCGCGACCATGACGGTGGGGGTATCCGCGGGCAGCCGCGCAGCGCTTCGTGAGGGGGGGCTTGGTCGATCAGCGGCCATGGCACCCTCGGGAAAAGGTGGCGATCTCCGGGTAGGCTTGGTGGTACCACCCAACCCCACCCACCACGGAGATCACCATGGACCAGGAAGTTGCGCAGCGGCTCGCGACATTGGAAGGCGCGCTCGTCGAGCAGAACCGGCAGATCGTCGAGCAGCAGAAACAAATCGTGGATATGGCCAACGCACTGAACAGCTTGACGGAAGCCAACAACAGCTCTTTCGAAGGCCTACTGACGAAGGAGTTCAAGGACATGGGCACCGACGTCGTGCAACAGACCATCATCAATGGCCTCCTTGCACGATCTGACGAAGCCACAAAGCGAGACGTGCAAGCGTCTCTGCAAGTCGCGTATGAAGCGTTCGGGGAAAAGATCCCCGATCCGCACTTCCTCCGCCAGTTTGAAGCTGCTGCGGAAGCAGTGTTCCCTGGCATTCGGCTAGAGCCTGCCGCTGACTGACCATCCTTGCGGCTTGCTGCTCCTGCTCGGCGATGCTCGAGCGGACACTCTCCATTGCCGCCTCGAAACGTTCATTGGCGGGCTGCTGGTAGTGCGCGACCTGGGCTTCCAGGTCGCGGACCCTCTGCCGCAGCGCGCGCAGCTCCCTGCGATCCCGGCCATGGCCTCGATCCTCCCCTTCGCGAGGATTGCTGAGGTGTCGACGGGCCATCAGGCTGTCTCCAGCGGGACGATGCGGCCGGCGTCCACGTCGCCGCTCGGTTCGATGCGCAGTTCCATAACCGGATCCATAACCGGATCGGCCTGCGCCACCACTTCGGCCAGGCCGCCCCGCTCCCGGCCTTCGAAGGCATTCAGCGCCTCGATCAGCTGCTGCAGGCTGGCGATCGTCGGGTTCGTGATCTGCCCGTGCGCCAGCTTCGTCAGCCACGAATAGCCGATGTCCGGGTTCTGCCGGGCGATCTCGGCGTACTTCCCTTCATGCGCACGCAGGCGCACCACGGTTTGATGCAAGAGGGTATCGGCGTCCATGCCCCTAGATATAGCAAAAGTTTGCTCAGGTGAAAAGCAGTACTTTGCCGAGACCGATCAATATTCTGCTTATATGAACATTGATTCGAACCTGGTCCTCGCCGACAACGTCCGCCGGCTCATGGAAGCAGGCGGCGAGACTCAGGCGAAGGTCGCCAAGCGCGCGGGACTGTCCCAGCGCAACGTTGGCAACGTAGTCACTTACGGAAAGACCCACGAGACCTCCCCTACCGTTCGCACCGTGGACGGCCTGGCGGCGGCGTTCGGCGTACCGGCATGGATGCTGTTTATTCAGGATGTCCCGCTCGAAGTGCTCACCGGGCAACGACTCAACCAGGTCATCCAGGACTACATAGCAGTCCCTGAGCAGGGCCGTACCAACATCGAGCGCGTGGCAAACGCCGAGGTGCGGTACGCGGGTCTTCCGACCGAGGCGCCTTCGGCAAAGGCCGGCTAAATTGGCCTTCACCCCCGACACTGACATAGAAGCCGCTGAGCTCGTTGAGAGCCTGGTCCAGTTCTTGTTCGGGGGCGAGCGTACATATGAAGCAATGCGCACCGGTGTGGAGCAAGCCTTTCGGCGCGCGCGGCACCAGCACGGCTCGGTGATCTATGACCGACGTGAATGGTGGATCGGCACTGACGACTTCGCTCAGTTCATGGTGGACCGTGGCCCTGCCCCCGCTTTCTTCGTGCCAACCGTCGATGTCATTCGCTATGCGGATCTCAGCGTTTGGGAGGGTGCACTGAGCCGTGAGGCCGACATCCGGGCTCTGGCCTGGCCCCTGCCATTCGACGCGCTCGAGAGCGTGGCGGGCTTCACGCCAGAAGCGATCAACACAGGCTGGATTCTCTACGCGCTGGTGAGCCGCGCAGGCCTTCGGGCGGGCCAGATAGTTCTTAAACTATACACGTAGCAAACTTTTGCTTGACACGTTAAGTTTTGCGCAATATTTTGCTCGGCATCCCAAGCACGGATGGTTGAGCACATGTCTGCACTGTCTTCGTCGCTGTACCTGGCACTTGGCATCGCCACTGCCACCGGCATTGGCGCCACCTTCTCCACTTCGTCCCCTTCCACAGACGAACCCGGCCAGGCCGTCCGGGCACCAGCCGCGCTGGTGATCACCAGCCCGCGCATCTGCGCGGCGCTGGAGGTCTACACCCTGGCCAGCGAGAACGACTGGGGCCTGCGCACCACCATCGCGCAGGCAGTGCTCAACGGCTTCAACGATGCCGGCCGCGTGCCGGACTGTGCCGCCGGCGTCTCCGCTGCGCTGGCCAAGGACTTTTCCCCCTACCGCTGGCAGCTCGCGCTCGACGCCGTCGACGCGGTTGTCGCCGGTACCTATTCCGTTTCCCCCGACGCCTGCGCCCGGGCCAATACCGTCGTCCCCCTGTCGACGGAAGCCACCTCTTCTGTGGTGGCCCGGGCGCGGTGCGTCATCTATGACCTGGCCTTCGTGGAGGTGCACTGATGGCCTTCACCGAACGCCGCTGCCGCATCTGCGGCTGCACCGAGCTGCAGGCCTGCCGCGGCGGCTGCTCCTGGATCGACAAGGATCTCTGCAGCAGCTGCGGCGAGGCTGCCAGCCATACCGCGCCCGTCATCATGGGGCAGCGCCTGCTGATCGCCGGCAGCAGCATCAAACTCAGCCGCACCGAGGCCGTGGTGATGCAGGTTCTGGTCGCAGCCCCGGATCGCCTGGTGGAAGTCGACGCGCTGCATGCCGCGATGTACCCGGGCAGCAAGCCACCCTCGCGGGAGTCCAACGTCCTGCAGGTGCTGGTGTCGCGCGTGCGCCGCAAGCTCGCTGCCGCTGGCCACAAGCACGCCATCGAGACCATCCGACTGCGCGGCTACCGCTTCGTCATGCCCCAAGGCGGTGCCGCATGAGCGCCCCCTCCAACATCGCGGCAATCCGCCACGCAGTCAGCGCGCTGCACGGCGCCGCTGACGACGGCGCTGATACCCGCCGGTACGCCGACGCGCTGCAGGAAGCCGGAACCGCCATTGATGCGTTGGTGGCGGCCGACGAGGACTACGACCAGGCGCGCGATCGGTGGCTCAACTCGCCAAGCGATCACGAATCGTTCGAAGCGGCGCGCGAGGCCTGGGGGCGACGCGCGGTTGCCCTCGCCCGCGTCAAAGGCGGTGCCGCATGAGGGCGGAAGAGATCATCGCCGAGGCCACCGCGGTCCTGTTCCGGCGGGTGCTGGCCATTGGCGGCACGGCCGGCTTCCTGCTGGGCGTGGCGGTAGGGTTTGGATCCCGGGCGGTGCTGTCATGACCATCGTGAACATGACGGTCGACGCCGAGATCGACCTCGACGACCTGGTCGAGAACCTGGGGCCGAACAGCAAGGAATACCTCACGAACCTGCTGAAGGTCGACGGCGAAGCAGCGCGCGCGCCGGATGGCCGCACCTTCGAACAGATCATCGAAGCCGCGTTCTATGAGACGCGGGCAATGCCCTCAGTGCCGCGGGCGTTGGTCGAGTTGTTCTGGGTAGTGCACGGGAGGGCCATGTCATGACGGCAGACCTGCACCTGCTGGGCCACGGCGTCGACGCAATCCTGCAGCACGACCTGGACCGCATGCCGCCGGCGATCACTGCCGCAGCGCGCGTGCAGCGCTACCAGCGCGCGGTTTCCATCGCACCGCCGGACCAGTGGCGCGCGCTGCGGATCCGCTTCGGCTCGATCTTCCAGATCGCCTGGAGCGCGGGGATGAAGCCGGACCTGGCCACCTGGGCGCGCAAGTTCCAGCGCATCGCCGAGGCCTGCCGACCATGAGGCTCTTCCACGTCCACATCCCGGGCGTGGTCAGACCGCACAGCGTCATCGCAGAAGCCGAGCAGGCGGCGATCGACGACGCGCTCTACACCCTGGGCCTTTCCGAGCTGCCCGAAGGCAGCAGCGTCACCTCTGAACAGACCGGAGACACCTGATGTTCTTCCGCAACCTCACGATGTTCACCTACCCGCAGCTGCAGATGTTCGACTGGCAGGACGGCCTGCAGGCGCGTGCCCTGAAGCCGGTCGGTCCGCTGGAAATGAGCTCGGTCGGCTTCATTTCGCCGTTCGGCCGCGAAGAGAAGGAGCTGCTGTCGCACGAGGTCGGCCGATGCGTGTGGATGGCCATCGGCGCCGAAGAGAAGATCCTGCCGCCGGCGGTGGTGAACAACCTGCTCGACCTCAAGCTGCAGGACATCGAAGAGCAGGAAGGGCGTCGCCCCGGCGGCCGCGAACGGAAACGCATCAAGGACGACCTGCTGCACGAGCTGCTGCCTCGGGCCTTCGTCCGCCCCTCCCGCACGGATCTCTACCTCGACCACCAGCGCGGCGTCGTGTTCGTCGACACCAGCAGCCGCAAGACCGGCGAGGCCGCCATGAGCCAGCTACGCAACGTGGTTGGCAGCTTCCCCGCTCTGCCCCTGGACGCCGAGGTATCGCCGCGGGCGATTCTGACCAGCTGGGTTGCCGGCGAGCCCCTGCCCGAAGGCCTCAGCCTGGGCGAGGAGTGCGAGCTGCGCGATCCGGTCGAGGGCGGCGCAATCGTTCGCTGCCAGCACCACGAACTGCGCTGTGACGAGGTCGACCTGCACCTGGAGACGGGCAAGCAGGTCACCAAGCTCGCCCTGGTGCTGGATGACCACCTCTCCTTTGTCCTCGGCGACGACCTGATCGTTCGAAAGCTCCGCTTCCTGGACGGCGCATTGGACCAACTCGACCAAGGTGATGAGGACGGCCGGCGTGCCGAGCTCGATACCCGTTTCGCACTGCAGATCGGGGAAGTGGGTCGCCTCTACGACCTGGTCCGCAAGCACTTCCGCCTCACCACATACGCATGAGGTCCCTATGCACCCGCATCTTCTGATCACTGGCCGCCTCCCCCTCGACCTCCTGCTGCCCGCGCTGCTGGCGCTGCCGCAGCGCGCGGCGCGCGCCGTCCCTGTCCGTCGCATGCCGGCACGCCACCGCACCACCTGGGCACCGGCGGGCGGCGGCCGGGCTGAGCGTGCCCGCCGTCAGCGCCAGATTGAGGCCGGCACGTTGACCGCCGCCGACGGCCTGGTTCCGACCTACAGGGGTAAGCAGCCGTGAGCCGGGTGCGCGCCTTCATCTGCGCCCTGCTCGGGTGCGCCCGAGATTGGCCGGATATGGAATCGTGCGGCCGCTGCGGCAGCTACATCGATCTCCAGGCGCCGCCCCGCACTGTGGGTCGTCGCATGCTGGACCGCGTTGCCACTGCACTGATCCAGCGCGGCACCCGCACGCCCTACTTCCACCTGGTCAACGCCGATGGCACGCCTTACATGGACCGTTTCTGGCTGCTGCGTATTGGCCGCGCCGGCGTCGACGACCGTGGCCAGCCCCGGCCCTGGTTGGCCCTGCGCCTGCACCACATCCGCAGCAGCGACCACGGCGGCGTCTTCCACGACCACCCTTGGTCCTTCTTCAGTCTGATCCTGCGCGGTGGGTACTTCGAGCACCGGCCCTTCGACGGGCCACTGCCGGCGGTACCGGACGCGGTGCCGTCGGCGATCGCCGAGGAACCGTATTCGTCGACCTGGTACGGCGCTGGCCAGCTGCTGTTCCGCCGTGCTGAGGGCTGGCATCGGATCGCCCTTGCCGAGGACCTGCAGGCTGAAGGCACCTGGACGCTGGTGCTGACGCTGCCCCCGCGCGCCCACAGCTGGGGCTTCCGCATCCGCGGCCAGAAGGTCGAGCACCGCGCGTACTTCCGGAAGGAAGCAGTCCGGCAGCGCGCGCGGCAGCAGAACCAGGTCCCGAACGGCTCGGATTGGACCCCGTGAGCCATGGTGCGCAAGTCACACCCCAACGCGCGCCGGCCATGGACGGTCGACGAGGAAGAGACGCTGCGGCTCAACTGGCCGCGGTTCCCCGCCTTCCTGATCGCGCACGTCCTCGAACGACCCACAGCCGCGGTGTACCGGCGGGCTGCGGCTCTGGGCCTGCAGAAGGCCAACGACTTCCATACCCAACCGCTGGCCGCGCTCTGGAACGGGACGCAGGAGCCGGGATCGATCGCCTCGCGCTTCAAGCCCGGCACCACACCATCGAACAAGGGACTGCGCAGGCCGGGCTGGCACGCCGGCCGAATGCGGGAAACCCAGTTCAAGAAGGGGCGGCCGGCCAGCGAGGCGCGCAACTACGTGCCGATCGGGACCGAGAAGGTCGATCCGAAACGGAAGGTGCTGATGCGCAAGGTCACAGACGACCCAGCCCTGTTCCCGGTCAATCGCTGGCGACCGGTGCACGTGATGGTCTGGGAGGCGGAAAACGGCCCGGTACCGGAGGGACACATCGTGGTGTTCCGGCCGGGCCTGAAGACGCTGGTCGCCGCAGAGATCACTGCTGATCGCCTCGAGACTGTCACCCTCGCCGAGAACATGCGGCGCAACAGCTACCACAACCGGTTCCCTCCGGAACTGAAAGAACTGGTCCACCTGAAGGCGCGAATCACCCGCCGGGTCAGGAGGCGAATCAAGGAGCAAGAAGAAGATGAAGAACAAGGTCAGTGATGTGCGCGATCACCTGGTGGCCATGCTCGAACGCCTGGGCGACGACGACCTGAGTGCAGAGCAGATGGGCCAGGTCATCGAGCGCGCCAAGGCCACCACCGTCGTGGCCACCACCTACATCGGCGCGGTGAAGGTCGAGCTCGACGCAATCCGGTTGGCTCACGAAACCGGGAACCTGACGGCGGCGGTTGCCGAGCCCCAGCAGCTCCCCACGCTGCCGCCGAGCCAGAGGCGCTGACGATGACTGCCAAGCGACCCGCGCCGGCCTTCGCCTGCGACATTGCCGCGGGCCCTGATCACACTGCCGTTGCAGAGATCGTGGCCGGCAAGGTCACCAACGTCCGTCATCTGCCTCGCCAAGATCCGCTCACGAAAAAGTCGCAGGTTCTCCTAGTGCTGAAGGCCGGCGGACGCATCGTCACCGGCCACCGCCCGGGCCTGCTGCAGCTGCTCGACGCCGAGGACAGCCCAGTGCCTGCCTGGCAAACCGCCCTGAAGGCTGCCCAGCCCTCCCCCGCACGTTCCGGAGATACCCATGAACCGCAGTGACGTCCTCCCCCGCTTCCTTGCCGATACGGCCACCCATGAGCTGCGGATTGTGGTGGACGACGGCGTGCACCGCCACCTGCAGTTCCGGCGCCCCGGCACCTACTGCTACGGATTCGACATCGTGACCTGGCCCGGACACCTGGCGATCTCCGGCGACATGGGCACCGCCGTTTTCAACCGCCTGCACGACATGTTCGAGTTCTTCCGCGCAACGCCTGCAGAGCATGAGAAGGCCGGCGGCCTGTTCGTAAACGACGGCTACTGGGCCGAGAAGTGCGAGGCCAACGACGGTGGGAAGAAGGAATTCAGCGCGCGCCTCTTCCGCGACCTGGTGATGCGCCTGTTCAAGGAATACGTCGAGGAACGCGTAGACCCTGACGACTTGGCGGATCCGGACACGCGCCCGGAATGGGTGGCCCGGCTGTGGCAGGAGCTCGAGCTCGAAGTGCTGAATGACTCGGAAGACCATGACGCACTGAGCAATGCGATCGGCGCTATGTCGGACTTCGCGCCGAGCGACCCCGACTACAGCGACTTCCAGATCACCGACGCCTGGGAATACGCATCGTCCCTGCAGCAGTACACCTTCCACTTTCTCTGGCGCCTGTACGCGATCGCCCGCGCGATCCGCGCCTATGACGATGCCGCCGGCGCAGCCGAACCGACAGGCCTGCCCAGCGATATTGCCGCGCCGGCGTCACTGGCGGAGGCCGCCCATGCGTGAGCGTCCCAGCCTGTTAAATGGCGATGCAGTGTGGCTCGCGCGAGCTTGGCGCAGACCTGCGCCAAGCCGAACCGAAGTCGCAATGCGATTCTCAGCACTTTCCACCAAGTTCCGCGATGTAACGCTCCACAGCCACCATCGCCAGCTGCATAGCATCGCCCTTGTTGCGGATCACACCACGATCCCTCACCTCGACGGCAACACCGTCGACCGTAGCCGTGAACTGGAACACCTCCCCCGCCTGACTAGTAACAGTCACGAGGAACCTGTGGCCATCGATCACGCCCCTGAGAGTGCGGCGAAAGCCTTCTGTCTCCATGTTGGATCCCCCGCCATCGACGGGGGTCAATTTACGCCACGCGATACCCAACTGAATAGGTCCATCTTTGGCGACTCAGATGAGGAGACGCCGATGTCTGATCAGCAGCTCCCATCAATACCAATCTCTACCCATGAGGTCGCAGAGCAGGAGCTCTGTCTTCTCTCTTGCGTCCTGCTGCGACAGAACCGGAATCGACAGGCGCGTGAGACTAGGTCCGTTCATCACGTGAACCGCAACGATCTCGCCGCTGCCTGGAATATCCACCGAAACCCTGCACGTAACCACCCTGCCCCTGATTGCGAAGACCCAATCCTCGTGCCACCTGCCGCTCTCCGGCATCCAGTGCTCCCTTTCCTATGCATCCTGCATCGCAGCATAAATGAGCTAACAGCCGCGAGGTGTTCCACCCATGGCCAAGCTGCCTCCCGCCGCGCTGACCTGGTCGTTTGCTGGGGGCGGGTTCCAAGCCGGCCTCGCCCCCCCGTGGGAGATCAGCCGCAGATGCCACGCCGCGCCCTTCCACGGCCCCGACGAGCGCCCATCTGTCCTCTGGAGCCTGCAGGCGGTGCCCCATGAGTAGCTACGGACCCTCGTCACGAGGATTGTCGAGGACCGGATCCCCCGCGAACCTGCGCCCGGTCCGATTCGTCACGCTCAAGCAGTTTGAGGCGCTGACCGGCTACACGGTCGACGCGGTCAACTCGAAGATCAAGCGCGGCGATTGGCTAGAGGGCGCGGTGTTCATCAAGGCGCCAGATGGAAGAAACCTGATCGATTTGGAGGGATACGAAGAGTGGGTAGTCCAAGGCAGAGCGGCGTCAGGCCAGCTTCACAAGGCAGCATCGAGATAACCTTTCACTACCGCGGCAAGCGCTGTCGCGAACGGCTGAAGCTGCCCCCGACCGCACGAAATCTGCGGTACTGCGAAAACCTGCTGGGCCAGATCAAGATCGAGATCGAGAAAGGCACGTTCGACTACGCCACGCACTTCCCCAACAGCAAGCGTGCTCGCCAGGTGGCCACTCGGCCTGCAGCCCTGGACAACCTGGAGCAGGTGCTGACCCGGTGGCTGGCGCAGAAAGAGCCCGAGCTCGAGCACAGCAGCCTGATCGGCTACCGCCGCATCGTCGAGAACATCCTGGTGCCGCGCTGCGGAGCGATCGCGCTGCGTGACTTCGACCGTATTGCCCTGAAGGAGCTGGTGGCCACGTTCGACGAGTCGACGTCGGCCAAGCGCATCAACAACGTCCTGGGCCCGCTCCGCGGTGCACTGGATGAGGCCGTGGCCGACGACTTGATCCCGAGCAATCCCCTCGACGGGTTCAGGGTGAAGCGGCGTGCCAAGGCCAATGCGCGCGAAGAGGTCGACCCATTCACGCCAGAGGAAGTTCAGGCAATCCTGGCCGCTTGCCGCGAAGACCAAGTCCGCAACTACTGCCAGTTCAACTTCGCCACGGGCCTGCGCACCTCAGAGATGATCGGCCTCTGCTGGTCGGACATCGACTGGCGCAAGGGAACGGTCAAGATCCGGCGCGCCTGGGTCATGGGCAAGATGAAGGCTCCGAAGACCGAGTCCGGCGTGCGCGAGGTGCAGCTGCTGCAACCTGCGATCGATGCCCTGAAGGCTCAGCGCGCCCATACCGCCACCGCGGGCGAGTTCGTCTTCCATGACCCCAGGACGAACGCGCGGTGGGGGTCGGATCAGAGCATCCGCGCCGGCGAATGGCAGCGCGCGCTGCGCAAGGCTGGCGTCCGGTACCGGTACCCCTATCAGATGCGCCACACCTTCGCCTCCCAGGCGCTCAGCGCCGGCGAGAACGTCATGTGGGTGGCGCGGCAGATGGGACACCGAGACTGGACGATCACAGCCAAGAAGTACGGCCGCTGGATCCCATCAATGGTTCCAGATGCTGGTGCTAAGACTGCCGAAGTATGGTTGGCCGCTTCTGCAGCAGCCAACCCAGGGTGAGAGGTAGCGGCCTAGTCCAAAGCGGCATTCTTCCGGTCCAGTCTAGGCAGAGGCAATCAACCCTTCGGTCGGAATTGCACCACATTCTCCAATCGCGGAGGAATCAACTCCGCAGTAGTCGTTTCCAAAGCACTTGCCAAGATTGGCAGCGGAAGCCGAGCTTCTGCAGCGAACTGATGGAGCGGGATACCCGCCTCAGCTGACAAGTAGTCAGCAGCACGACGGAACAGCCGCGAGGTTTCCCTCTCAGCATCGTCGCCCGGCTCTGCGCGACTCCAGTTTCTCTGGCGCTTCTGGATGTTCAGATACTTGACCTGATCTTGGTTGAGGATGCCGAGCACCTGTAGCCTTTTAATGATCGCGGCGACGGAGACACCCCACCTCTTCTTCAGCAACAGCAGTGCATCCAAGGAGGTGCTATAGACATCCTTTAGGAACGACTCCGCAGGCAGCATCAAGGCACCCGCAAACCGCCACGCCTGGTCTTCGACCAACCGGAATGTCTCGATGTCGAGCTCACCTTCGACAGAGATCGACTCATGGAGAACCAGGTGACCAAATTCATGCGCCACGTTCAAGCGCGAGCGATCCCGCGTCGCGTCGGATGAAACTACGATGAAAGGCCTCTCACCATAGTATGCCGACAGTCCATCCATTCCGTCTGGCAATGGAAAATGCATCACAGGTATCGAGCGGTTCTCCACCAACAGCGTTACATCGGAGATTGGCCCCAATCCCAAACCAAGCTCTTTGCGGACCGAATTAGCAACCTCTTCAACCTCATCGCCACTCAGCGACAACGGGTCGACATCCGGCGGGATCTTTGGAATGTCTGCGTCAGCGTAATCAACGTGCTCCTGCATCGCATCCATAACCGCAGCAGCCATATCCAGAACCGCAGCTGCACGTTGCTGATCTAGGATTGTGTCACGTGTCCGGCGAAGTGAACGATAGTGAACCAAGGAGCGCGGGCTGCGCTCAACTGGCCCCACACCCCTCCAGAAGAACTCGATTGGAAAATCCAGTTCTGCAGCGATTCGCAGCAACGTCTCCGGCGCGGGCACGCGATCCCCGTTCTCAAACTGGCTCAAGCCTTGGCGCGTCACATCCGTGCGTGCGCCCAGGTCAGCCAGCGTCATGCGACGCAGCGCGCGGGCCTGCTTCAGACGCCGTGGTTCAAACTTAGCTTGCACGATTGCCCTGCTCTGCGCGCTCTACGGCCTTGCGCTTAAATGCCTCATTCAACCTATCTTGCACCTCTTCAACAGCTCCCTTCAGAGGCGACTGCATATCCAAAATCAGAGGCGCCAGTCTCGATGCATGCTGATCACGGTTCGGGATCTGCAGCAACACAAATTTTGGCTTGGTCACGCCTGCGTGCACAAGCTGTACGTAGGCACTCTTCTCCACAAGACTCATGTCGGGCTCTTCCCCGGTGGCCGCGAACAGATCAGGCGTGCGCATCACAAGCTCGGCACGCGATGCGGCCTTGCGGACCGCTCGGCTCCCGTTGGCTCCTGCGTAATGAGTGGTGAAGATCGTCTGCCCAACCTGGAGCTGCAAGAAGCAGTAGTTGCGATGCCGATTCCACGCCGTAGAGGTGAAGAAGAGCCTCGTCTCCGCTGCCTTCGCCTCCAATGCGTGCTGGACTGAGATGTCTCTCAAATAGCTAAGGCCTCTTCGACCTTGAACAAAGCCGCCGAGCATCGGAGTGGAGGCAGCCAGTTTAGCCAGAGCCGCATAGGCTTCAGGGACCGCCTGCCCCAGAGCCTCACAGTGGCGCTCGGTGACACCGCAGTGCTCCAGAATTTGAACAGTATCCATCAGTTGACAAAACCTCTGGTTTGGAAGGGACCGGTTGACACCCCTAGTGTCCGCAAATTTCCACCAAAGACCCCGCTTTGTCAACAAGAACATCGCTCGGAGCTCCTGCCCTAGGCTCTGGGGGCATCGGAACCGCGATCTAAAACTGAATACGTCCAACAGCGACCCGTGACTGTTCAGAAAGATTGCCGTACTATCCGTGTCGTTGGGCAGGGTCAGTGCCAGCTTTTTGCCAGCATTGACCCCAAAAGCCTTGCAGCACTTGAAGAAACCGGGGGTGCATTGGTTTCGACGGGGGTTGTGAAGTCGCCTGGCGCATGCCGAGGGGGTAGCTTTCCTCGTAAATCCAGCTGCAAAACTCTAGTTGCCAACGACGACAACTACGCTCTGGCC